GCCTTGTACAGCGATGTACCGTGGGTTCGAATCCCACCTCTTCCTCCAGCCCTGCATTAGCAGGGCTTTTTTTTTGAATAAAAATAAACCACCATCGTTTATAAAGTGTCTCGGGCACTACTAATAACCCAGACCACGTTTTATAACCTGTTACCGTTTCTGTTTTACTAACAGGTTTTTATCAAAAGTTATCAATAGGTTATGCTTTCTCTCTTTGAGGAATTATAATGTCTAAAAAATTATACCATTTTAAAAATGGTAATTTATCTAGTTCTTTCGATACTTTGGTCCTTACCGGATCAAATACATCAATTATATCAACTGGTGGTAACTCAGTTGACATTAGTGGTACACAAGTTATAGAAAGTCCTAGTGTAGGCACAGTCTAAATAACTCTCAACAAATATAAAAAGCATCTTTGGGTGCTTTTTTATTGACTAAAATACCTATTACTAAATACTTTTACAATGATAGAACAAACCTTACATTACCACCAATGCCTCAGCCTGATTGATATCACAAAAACAGGTGTACTACAACATTCGGACAGTAAAGGAAAAGAAAGAAATCAACAGCGTAATTTTGAGACTGTATGCCAAATAGTAGGATTAAGAACACAACTGTTTGATATTGGTAGAGTATTTAAAATAGAAGACACAGAAATTGATAATTTTAATTTTGGGTCATACTATCTAGGAGAAATGGGATTTAACTATAATGTTTGGACTTTTAGCTTTGCTATAGAATTCCAAGATGTTTACAGGTTAGATGATGATCCGTATGGAACCATTAAAAAAGATTTTGTACATGTGCCTGCAATTTTAAACTTAGATGAGCAAATGCCAAGTATTCCGCACTCATTATTTCATGCATCCGGTACATATAAAAATATATACTTTATGAAATCAATTCAATAATAAATATACTTGTAACAATAAAGTTACGTTTGATGCTTAGGCATTCATTAAGGCACATTAAGGCACAACATTAAGGCACATTAAATGGCATCGCTAATGAGAAAGGCGACGTATGTCATCACCTACGAAAATTGAAAAAAGAAATCTAGAAGCCCACGTTGAGTTATGTGCCGAGAGGTATAACAACTTGGAAGAGAAATTAGACAGTCTGGAAGACAGAATGGACAAACTTGAAACCCATATGGTTGATATCAAGAATTGTCTGACATCTAACGAACGTAGTCGTTTCAGTCAATGGTTCAGATTCTCACTTGCCGCTATCGGTATATTAGCCGCGACAGTGTTCGCTTTTATACAAGCCGGCATATTCAACTAATAAATAGAGTTAAACCAGGAAGGGCTTGACTTTATGAAAATCGTAGAACTTACAAATAATAAATTACTATTGCCAATAACCAACGAAGAAATAGCATTGTTGGAACAGTTCACCGACGGGCCCGTTGCAAAAACTCAGTTAAATGATCGCGAGCAACTGCTTGCACATCAGCTAACTGTCAAAGACGTGTTACTTAGAACTAAACAAGATGGCAAAATCTACTACAAGAAAATTTAACAAATTCGATCTTGAAAAAATCCGTAGGTTTACGGAACAAGAATTAGAACGTATATCTGGGGGGTCTCGAGAACTTCCTTTCTGCTATCAGATTGGTTCGGATGTACTTGTTGGCCATTATAAGGTTGTAAAAATTGACGCAAGATGCTGGCGTGTGGTTGATAAAGGCTCTGATATATTTGATTTCTTCTCACGCAAAGATGCTATATTTTATTGTATAGCTTTACATCAGAAAGAAACTACATTAGCAGATAATATTAAAGATGCTGATACACTGTTGGGTAGATTAGAAATGGATGCTCTACAATATCGAGCAGGATATAAAAAAGCAATTGAGAAAGGAGACGAGTTCAAAGAAGATTATTACTCGTCTAGATACACAAATACCATGGATAGACTTGAAATAGTCAAGAAAGAATTACAGAAAACTTTAAACTTGGCTAAATATATAAAAGAATAAACTAATAGGAAGATACACCATGAAACTAGCAGAAATGTCAATGACATCAGCGAAAAAGATTAACAAAGTGTTAGAAAGTCGATTTGGCTTTGCTATTAATTACGATAGCCTAACAGTTGAAAAAGCTGAAAAGCTCAGCGAAACAATTACTGCTAATCTAGACAAGATACGTCATAGCACTAACCTACATACAGCAGAAAAAAATCCACGTTATATGGAACTATTGACTGTAAAAGAAGGACTGAATCGTTGGTTACAAGAACGTGCTATTCCACAAACAGAAGAAGTCGAAGTTATCACTGAAGGTGAAGTTGGAAATGCTGAAGTTTTATTAGCCGCTAAAGACATGGTTGACTCAATACAAGACGCTATTGAGAAGTGTGGTAAGATGCAAAACGAACAACTTCCTCAGTTACTGGATAGTATCAGAGATCAAATTGGATCAGAACAAGCAGAAGGTTTCAAAAATGCTGTTGGTACAACATTAGATACATTAATGGTTCAACTACAAACAGCCAGAGATGGTGTTGATAATGGTGTTAAAATACTAACTGGTGAACAAACAGACAACCCAATGGCAATGCCAGGTGATGAAGCTGAAGTTGATCTTACAGGCCAAGAAAGTGAACTAGATCAAGACGAAACAGACGGCTTTGCGGCAACAGATGCCGCTACTGGTGGTGCTGAAGAACTTGGTCGCGAATTAAGATAGTCGTGCGATTAGGTGAATTCACAGACAATATAAATACTCCAGAGGCAAGTTTAACAACAGCTCTGGAATTGATTCGTCACAGATACAAAGATAAAAAAACACCTCCAAAAATTTCAACACAAAGTCTGATCAATATGGTACTTAACACTGATAAGAACTTTGATTATGATGCTCTTGTTGCGGCAAACGAAAATAACCCAGCTTTAAAAAATCTAATAAAAAGTTTCAATAAAGATTATGTTGAACTTCGTTCAGCAGACGATCAAGAAGATGAAACATCTACAACAACAAACACAGATGCCAGACAAGCACCAGTAGACACAGTATCAAAAATGGCTAAACGTGCCGGCAAAAAAAGAAATAAATCTGTATACTAACATCAGTTGACAACCCCAGATAAATACTGTACAATAATACTCAAGTATTAAGGAGAAATACGCATGGCATATTCGGATAAAGTTTTAGATCATTATGAGAATCCACGTAATGTGGGTAGCTTAGATAAAGAAAGTAAGGACGTAGGCACGGGTATGGTTGGTGCACCTGCATGTGGTGACGTTATGAAACTACAGATACAGGTAGAAGAAGGTGTTATCAAAGATGCTAAGTTTAAAACTTATGGATGTGGCTCAGCTATAGCAAGTTCAAGTCTAGTAACAGAAATGTTAAAAGGTATGAACATTGATGACGCACACGAAATTAAAAACTCAGCTATAGCAGAAGAACTAGCACTACCTCCAGTTAAGATACATTGCTCTGTACTAGCAGAGGATGCTATCAAATCAGCAATACACGACTACAAAGAGAAGAACGGAAACAGTTAATGGCCATTGGCACATTATATATTAGTCATAAAGAGTTTGATTTTTCCGGCTACTCCAGTACGTTTCTATGTAAGAAAAACTTAAACACAGCGATCAATGACGTTGAGGTCTTAGATTATCACACATCTTTAGAAGACGTAGGGCTAACCGCCGGAGAGATTGATGACGGACTGTTAGCACACTGCGAAGAAATTAAGTTCTTAGCTTTGAATTGGGAACGTGTAATTAATTTAGATAATCATCTGATATATGCCCAAGCTATTGATATAGCAACTAGTAAGTTTAATGCTATAGGTGCTGAAGATGTTGTTAATCAATTAGCTAATCATTGTAATTACAATAGGAATACTAGAAAAGATTTGGATCCTGTATTATGGACAGCTGGATGTAGTTGGACAAGTGCCTTTGGAGTAGAAGATGAAGAAAGATGGGGGCATCTGGTTGCTAACAAGTTGAATGTCAATGAAGTAAACCTAGCAAAATCAGGAGCATCAATTTGGGATGCCTCGGATCAAATAATTAGAAGTGACGTTCAAAAAGACGATATAGTAGTATGGGGGTTAACTGCACCTAGCAGAGTCGAGGCAGTTGTAGAAAATGAATTAAGGTCTTACCCTGTCTGCCGGGCAGAAGAGTTTGATTTTTTTAATTATAAAATAGATCATTTTTTTAGTAATACACAATGCCTGGTAGCATTAAGACATATACATCAGGTAATTAATTTCTGTGACAAAGTTCACGCAAAGTTATATATTATTAATTTTTTGGATCCCTCCTGGCTACCATTGGCAATGAGGTCATACGAAAGATTCTTAGATTTACAACAAAAACAAAATGGTGAAAAATATAGTAATGCGATTATGATAGACTATGGCACTGACAATATCCACCCAGGCCCTAAACAGCATCAAGAGTATGCTGAGAAGATAAGTAAATTTATAAGGGAAAGCAATGGATAAACAGATAGAAACTCCTTGCGTATCAATATGTCGCACAGATGATCAAGGTGTGTGTATTGGCTGTGGTAGGACTCAAAAAGAAATAGCTGAATGGTGGGATTATACTGACAGTGAACGTAAAACAATAATGGAAAGACTACAAAAGGAAATAAATGATCTCTTTGACTGATACAGCCGCAGAAAAGGCACAAGCAAGCATAGCAAGTAGATATAATACTCTAGGACTACGTATTGGTGTAAAAACCACTGGGTGTTCGGGTATGGCATACGTACTAGAGTTTTGTGAACAAGCTACAGATTATGACGAAGTGTTTGAAGACAAAGGTATTAGAATAGTAGTAGACAAAAAAGATTTAGTATATCTAGATGGTGTTGTTGTTGATTATCAAAAGAAAGGACTCAATGAAGGCTATGAGTTTATCAATGAGAAAGAAAAAGCACGCTGTGGCTGTGGAGAAAGTTTCACAGTTTA